CCAGAACGTGGCTCCGGTCCTTGCGGCGAATGCTGCAGACTACACTTCGGGTCACGATGGGTACACGCCAAGCCGCGATATGCGGAAGGTGGCGAGTATCCCCCTCGTGGAAGTGCATCGACTGATGCGCGAGGATGGTATCAGTATCTTCGACCGGAACGATTGGCCGAAGATCGCCGCGAAGCTGGACGATCCGAACTGGATCAAGTTCCGCACGGCCCCCGGCCGGATCTCCAAGCGGCCAAATCGGGAGTATTTCAGCGCAAGCACTTCAGGGGGCTAGGCGGTGTCGGCATTTCAGGACTACGACAACCTTGTGCAGGGTGTCTCTGACTGGCTGGCACGAGATGATCTCGTTGGTGTGATCCCCGATTTCATTTGGCTCTGCGAGTGCGAGCTCCAGCGCGACCTTCCGTTGAGGCTAAACGACGCGGTTGCCACAGGCACGGCAATCGCTGGCCAGGAATACATCGACCTTCCAGCGGACTATGCGGAAGGTTTCTTTCTGCGCTGGGACAGCGATACGTTGCCTTCGGTCACCGTGTCTTCGTTCGACATTGTGGCGAGTCTCCAGAAGGCATCGGAGACGCAGGCTGGGGATAGCGCCTACCCGCGCGTCGGCGCGTTCCACAACAACCGGGTCTACATCGGTCCGAAGCCCGGCGCACAGGGATACACTCTGTTCTACAAGAGCGGCACCCAGCACCTGGGGCCTGACAATCAGACGAACATCCTTTTGCGCGAGTATTCGGACGCGCTCCTATACGGGTCTCTGATGCACTCAGCGCCTTACCTCGGGGCAGATGAGCGGACCCTCGTTTGGGGGCAGCTCTTTGACCGCGCGAAGGAGGGCGCACGCCAACAGGAGTGGCGTGCTCGCAGTGGTCACGGTCCTCTGCGGATGCAGCCGGATATCGAGGTGCGCTGATGCCCAAGCAAATGCAGCGCCTGGCTTTTGGCGAGTACCTTCCCGATCTTCCGGCTATTGCCAACGCCGGCTTGACCACGGCGAAGAACACAGTGACGGATTCTGCTGGCTACAGTGGTATCAGCGGGCTGTCGAACATCAGCGCCTTCACGGCCTTGTCTGGGCGTCCTCGCGGTGGGATCGCTGTGGTGGACCCGGCAGGGAACCCGTACAACTTCGCCGGGACAGATACGAAGCTCTATCGGATGTTCGGCGCGACATTCGACGCCTCGCGGACAACGGGTGGTGGGTACAACGCGACTGAGGCCACGCGCTGGGAGTTCGTCTCTTTCGGGAACGTGACCATCGCCGTTAACCCAAATGATGACTCGCAGTATTACACGCTGGGCACGAGCACTGAGTTCGCGCAGCTTGGGAACGCCACGAGTTCGGCCCCACGCGCAGCGCACGCTGGCGTGGTGGGCTCGTTCCTCATGCTCGGTAACACCTTCGACGCTGTGAACGGCTTGGCGGAGAATGCGATCCACTGGTCTGCCATCGCTGACCCGTTCAATTGGCCGACGCTTGGGAGCAATTCCGCAGTGGCGGTGCAGAGCGATCGGCAAGTCCTCGAGGGTGATGGCGGGGCGGTCCAGGCCGTGGCGACGGGCTCCGAGGTTGGGGCGATCTTCCAAGAGCGAGCGATTTGGCGTGCGGACTACCGCGGTGGCGACGTGGTCTTCCAGCTGAACAAGGTGGACCCGTTGCGTGGCCTGCTGATTCCCGGTCTGGCCGTACCGTTCGGTCGCCAGGTTTTCTACCTCTCTGAGGACGGTTTCTACCTTTTCGACTACTCAGTCTCCCAGCCTATCGGGCGGGATCGGGTAAACAAGACCTTTCTGGCAGATCTGGACAGCGCCTACTTGGACCGGGTATCGGCGGTAGCCGACGCCGACAACCAGCGTATCTGGGTGTCCTACCCAGGGGCGGGGAACACAGCGGGCCGTCCCAACAAGTTGCTGATTTACGACTGGGGATTGAATCGCTGGTCGCACGGCGAGTTGGAGATGGAGCTCCTGGTCGAGGCGATCGGGGCGGGCGTAACGCTGGATTCAGCAGGTACGACGGCTGACCCTGATGCAGTCGACACGGCGGGCCTCTTGTCGCTGGATTCCAGGCTGGCGGGCTACGGGGTCCGCGGCCTGGGCGCCTATGACTCTTCCTACAGGCTCTCGGATTTCACGGGGACGAATCTTGATGCCGTGTTGGAGACAGGGCGGCGGGAGATGACACCGGGCTACCGCTCGATGATCTCCTCCGCTCGTCCCCTGGTGGAATCGGTAGACCCGACGATCCAGGTGGCGGGAATATCCCGGTCCACTGCCGCAACGAATTTTGGTCCCCCACGTCCGGTAGACGGCAATGGCAGTTGCTCGATGCGAAGCGACGGCCGGTACCACGCTTTTCGCGTGAATTTGGATGGTGGGTTCACGAATGCTGTGGGGCTTGATGTGAACTTCCAGCGGAGTGCGGCGAGATGAGCTACGAGCCGAACGCGCGCACTGAGTCTCCCCCGGAGTTCTGGCACGAGTCTGCGGAGCACTCCAGAAAGATCGCGCAGGCGGTCAACGGGATCCTGAACGGGAAGACGAACAACACGTTTGTGGTGACTTTGGATGCCGGTGAGTCGAAGACGATTGTGCCGTTTTCGCCAGCAAGGTCTGACGGTTCGGCGCTACTCTTTCCGCAGAACGCTTCGGCCGCAGTGCTGGCGAGAACAACTGATGTTTTCGCGACCAGTGTAGCGGGTCAAGTAGAGATAACGCATGGATCGGCAGCTGGGGGTGAGAAGTTCTCCCTGGTGATTGTCGGTTAGGAGCGGGTAATGGGATCCGGCGGATCGTCTAGTTCAAGGCAAAATACCAAGCCGTGGATAGCGCAGCAGCCATACCTGAAGGATATCTACGCGCAGGGGAAGGCTCTTTCTCAGGGTGATCCGTACCAGTATGGTCCCGGCCGTGTTGCAGGCTTTGATCCCGCTCAATTGATGGGCCTGCGGGCGCAGCAGCAGCGGGCAACACGTGGTTCGCCGTTGATGGAAGGCGCCCAAGACCAGATGAGATCGACGCTTGCCGGGGACTACCTCTCGCCGGAAAGCAATCCCTGGTTGGCGGGGATGTACGACGCGGGTGCTCGAGGGATGACACGCAACTTCCAGCAGTCGGTGATGCCGACGCTGAACACGCGATTCGCGATGGGTCGCACCCAGCAAGACGCTGGGCAGAACGCGCAGACAGCTGCGATGGGCCGGGCCCAGGGCGAGCTCGCGACGGGCCTGGGCGACCTGGCGCAGAACCTGTACGGCGGGGCTTACGGTGCAGAGCGTGGCCGTCAAATACAGACAGCACAGATGGCTCCGTCCTTTGCCCAGGCTGATTACCTTGATTCACAGATGCTTCAGGGTGTGGGGCAAGCGCGCCAGGATCAGGCTCAGAAGGTGCTGAGTGACCTGGTCGAACGGTTCAACTTCGCGCAGTACGAGCCGGCGCAGCGCCTCGCTGAGTACTCCGGGTTCATCGGTCAGCCTGTCATGGCAACTAAGGGCAAGAGCAGTTCGTCGAACCTGAGTGTGCTCTTTGGGTAGGGGGGTATCGGATGTTCGGCGCGAAACCTAGTCAGTACGGACATTCCGGGGCGTCTCCCTTCCTGCAGCAGGGGCTGTCGTCTGGCCGCGGCGCTGGTGGCCTGGGAAGGACCGTATTAAACATTCTCGGCGGTGCAGAGGATGATCCTTCCAGGTACATCGGGATGGATATGCTCAAGCGTGGGAAGAGTCAGGCGAAAAACCCTAGTGGCCTGGGCAAGACGGTGGTTAGGACAGCGATCAAGTCCTACCTCGGTGGCGCCTTGGGTTCGCTGGGCGACATCGGCACGGCGAGCGAAGTGGCCAGTGCCGCAGGTGAGGTGAGCGAAGCGGCCAGTGCCGCAGGTGAGGTGAGCGAAGCGGCCAGTGCCGCAGGTGAGGTGAGCGAAGCGGCCAGTGCCGCAGATACGGCGAGCGATGCGACCAGTGTCGCAGATAAGGTGGCGGAAGGGGCTGACCCGGCTCGCGACCCGATGTTTGCGCTCAAGAATATGGTGGGGGGCGCCGCGGTGGGTGTAAAAAATGTTTTGGGGGGCCCGACCCCTGCCGAAGGGGTACGGGGCGCAGTGCAGGATTTCATCACTCAGCCACGGGGTGCAGTGATGGATTTCATCACTCAGCAGACTGGAATCCCGATTGGTGGTCAAGCGATCGTCGGCAAATTGGGCGAGATGATGGGTGTCAAGCCAATCTATACAGAGGCCATTCAAGATGCTATGGGGAACCGCGACCCGCAGCGAAAGTATGGGAACGTCAACCAGGCGATGGCCCCAAACGAATACCTGCAGCCGCCCCCTGTACCCAGTAATGCTTCGCGCCAGATCAACCGACAAGGCGGCGTGCGGAATCTGGTGGCGCAGCGTTTCGGTGAAGGCTCTCCGATCACGAAGTACATCGGGAGCTACCAAGAACCGGGCGCATACACCGTGCCGGATACCGGGCGGAGCGAGAACGTCATCGCGACGGTTGAGCCTGGGGAAACGATCTCTTTCAGCGGGGATCCGAATGCACCGGACCCCATGTCACTCCTGGGCCAGGACATTCATCAGCCGCTGCTTCTTGGCCGAAGGGGCGGGCCGAATCGTTTACCGGAACGCGGTAAGGGTATGTGGATCCCTGGGACCGACATTCTGTTCCCGCCGGAAAACAAGGTTTCTTGGCCGGAAAAGGTGTTCGGCTACGCCGGGGCCATTGCGTCGAAGTTTACAGGGAAGAGTCCAGGCGAGAGGTTTAGGGAGTCGGAGGAGTGGACTACAGCGAGGGACTACATGAGAGAGATTGAACGGTCTCAACTCCAGGCAGTGCTCGAGGGCCGGAATCTGAACCCTGTGGAAACCCTTCTACATCACCAGATGCGCGACCGGATCGGTGCCGCGTCCCAGAGGGTGCATCATGCGGGCGAGACACGCACGGCTGATGCCCACGGCATAACAGATCCGACTGGTCAGGGTAGAAGGCCGATGTGGGAAGAGACTTGGGACCCTATGCAGAATCGGTTCATACGGACACCGGATAAGCCGCATTGGTTTGCTGATGCGATGGAGACTCCCGACAAGACAGGCGACAAGGTTTACAGGCGTGGTGCGTCAGAGGTCGCTATTAGTCAGTGGAACCCGGCAACGCGCCGTAAGCAGTACAGGGTGTGGAACGAAGAAACGGGCAAACTAACCTGGCAGGACACGCCGCATGAATCGAATTGGCAGAAAGTCGAGGCTGGCTTTGGTGATCCTGCGGTAGCAAGCCTCAGGGGCGAGGATTCGGTCCTGCTGCATGATGTCAAGACGTTGAACCGGATTTTGGATGAGTCCCAGTATGAAAAAATGGGTGCTGGGTGGACTCCCCCCGCGTCGATTAGGGTACCGTTCCAAGCCTTGCTTGGACGAATCAGCAAGGGGACTCTTTCTCCATACGCTACCCCTGAGGAAAAGGCGTATTTCTACAAAGCGAAGGAGCGTGGGTCGACGCTGCTGGTAGATTTCATTAAGGGCGACATCGGCGCTTCAGGTGTGCCTGAACCTCCTTCCGGTGCGAGTAACAGCTCAGAGAATACGAGATAGCTGATGGCCGCTTCTTCTTATCCTGGCAGCGTCCGTGAACGCATAGCGCAGGGGAATCCTCCTGCTGTTCAACCGGCAACTGCGCCTCGTGCTCGTGGGGCGGCGCCGGGGCCGGTAGGGGGGGAGCAGCCTGGCGTGCAAGCGCCGCCTCTTCTGCCGGCCACTCATCCCATGAGGGAGCGTTGGGAGCCCAA